AGCCCGCCGTTATTGCTCCACGATAAATCGCCGTCAGCGGTCACAGAGGGCGTATAGTGCGCTCCTGCGGGGCCTCGTTCGCCCGTGGCTCCCGTATCCCCCTTGGGGCCCGTTTCTCCCTTGTCGCCTTTATCGCCTTTCTTGCCTTCGGGGCCTTGGGGGCCGACGGGGCCAGCGTCGCCCTGCAAGCCTTTCTTGCCCTCCGGGCCTTGCGGGCCGGTAGGGCCTTGCTCACCACGGGGGCCTTGCAAGCCTTGTATACCCTGTTCGCCCTTGGGGCCTTGTATTCCTGCGGGGCCTTGTACACCCTGCGGGCCTTGGAGGCCTGTGGGGCCTATTTCACCCTTTTCACCCTGCGGGCCTGTGGGGCCTGTGGGGCCTGTGGGGCCTGTCGCGCCTAACGCCTGGGATACTAAGTCCTGAACCTCGGCAAGAAGCTGTTCCGCCACACTGGGGGTGGGAAGATTAGAACCGGGAAGGTCGGCTATTATCTCAATGGGCCGCGTTCCCGTCCACTTGGCTATGATGTTCTTCTCATCGTTCGCCAGATTGGCCAAAAGCGTGAGGTTCATCATTCCCCTTTTGCCCGTAAACAGCGGCGTGATATGCCATGTAAGGGTTATTTCTTCCCCCACATCTTTATACAGCACATACCTTGCTTCCGTGCCGTCCATGGGCCAGTACGCCTTTATGGTGAAACCTGCGGCGGCAAGGTCTACATCACGGGAATCTAAGGGTATGCTGATAGTGACGGTATCCGCCAGACTTTCGCCCTCGATAACAAGGGACTGTATAGGGGTGGTGAGAAGATACTTTCCGTCAACCGTTATTCTGTGCATTGTTCGTCCTCCGCAAGTTTTTCTAAGGCCAGAATACAGCCTAATTTCGCGTCTAAGTCCGCTTTTGATACAACAGGTATAGAAGTATTAAGTGTGCGTATTATCGCTTGTATAACGGCTTTCTGTTCGTCTGTCATTGTTCTAACCTCTTTATCCTTTCGTCAAGTTGTCTAATCAGGCTATGTGTAGCCTGTGCGTCAGCCCACAGAATAGCAGGAACGCGGTCATATTCCACCGATTCAGCCGTTACCTCCCGCGTTTCTTTGTCAGTTTGGTAATCTACCAGCCACGGAAATTCCGTTTCAAGCTCTTCGGCGATAAAGCCGTAAAAATAGCGGCCTTTGTCTAAGCCGCTTTTAGGAGTGTATGTGACCGCCCTCACGCGGTCTATCCTGTCGCTTACGCTGTCATACTCCCTGATATCGTGTATCTCCTTTTTATATTGTTTGGAAGAAGAAGTTATACCAAGGGAATACCTACCGTCTGCCTGTTGAACAAGCCTTACGTTGGAACTACCACTGGCTGTGGGAGGATTATACATAAATATACGATCATCTATCAATGCACTATCCATGGAAATATTATTGGCAGATATACCTCCGTCAACGTATAGATAATAAGATATCATTGAATTATAGCCACCTGAGATTTCAATTCCGCCAAGCTTTATACAGCCATTATAAGTATCCGAATAAAGCTGTACTTTGGAGCCGCTCAAATTATCACCATTAATTGTAAACCCCGCAATCGTACCGCCTGATGCCGTAAGGTTGCCGGTGGTCACTGAGCCGCTTACGGTGGCGTTTACGCACGTCATTTTGCCGTTTGTATCTATCTTGAAGTTGTTGTTTGCCGTGACAACGCCGTTAAGGTTTATCTTTGACGCGCTTATTGATACCGCTTCCGAGCTTTGATTTATGGTGGAAATAATGTTGTCCTTGGTGACGGTACTCGACAACCCCTCGGCGGTTATTTCAAGCTGCGTCTGCATATTCTGCGTCCACGTGGTAGGCATACATACGGTGTTATCTACCACCCACGCCGAACCCGTGTAACGCTTTATTTCCTTTGTCGAGGGATTGTACCAGTATTCGCCCTCCTTTGCGCCCGTGGGCGTGGCAGTCTGATTGTATTTAGGGGATATAACCGTCTGCCACGCGGAACCCGTCCATACCTTTATCTTGCCATCGTTGTACCATTGATACCCCGTATTCGCGGTTTTCTGGTCTTCGTCCCACCCTAAAGAGGGGTCGGTGTCGGATTCAACGGGGGTCAGGAAAGCTACCCGTGTAACCGTCTGTTTCATTCCCTCAACGGTCATTTCTATTTCATGGGCTGCGCGTCCGGCTATGAGCGTCCGGCGGTTCTCCGCGCTTATGGCGGGGCGTGAGGGGGAGCCGGAGCTTATGTACTGTATCCTTGCCCTGCCCTTAAAGGTCAAGTCCATGCGGTAAATGGGGAAGGTGTAAGTCCCATCGTCCGTGACTACCTTTATCATGTCGCCCGCTTCCAAAGACCAATCGCCCTTTGCGTCCAACTCGACAGGCGTAAACGCCGCAAAAGAGTTTAAGCGGTTATAGATAACCTCTGCATAAGGTCTTATCTGTGCATCGGTATAGCCATACAGCATAGGGCAGTCTATTATCTGATAGGCGTTCGTTCCCGTGCCGACTATTACGCCTATATCCTTCTCGGAAGCGGCTACCTGTAATTTGTCTATCTTGGCTACCTGATACTCCGATACCACGGCGTTATAATAGTCCGCAGAATTGGCGGTCTTATTAAAGGTGATATCGGTATCGGTGAACCACGCCAGTTCACATACTCCGCTTCGGGATATGCGGGCAAAGGAACACGCCGCCTCGGCTATCCATTGCAGAACTTCCCGGCAGAGAACATCTTGCGTCCTGAACAGCGGCGAATCAAAGGTTTTCCCCGAATTGGGGAAGTCTGCCGTTGAAGCGGGTACGCCGACATGAGCGCAAAGCAATGTGAAAATATTTTTTAGTGTAGTCGGATACGAAAGGGAATTAAGAAAAGCATCTGCGCTCACATCGAACTTTACCATTCTGTCATGGGCGGTGATGCTTATTTTTTTAGGTTTTAGTTTATCGGGCTTTTCGGAGATAAACACGCCCAGAGGAACGTATTCGTATTCTTCCCCCACGAGTACGCCTATCGAGGCGGTGAACTCCGTGCCGTCAAAGTTAAAAGAGGACAGCCCCCCGTCAAAGTTAAGGAGTTCTATCCCCAGCTCTGCAGAACAGGCCGCGCCTATCGTCAGTTCTTCGTCCTCGAAAGCCATGCTTGAATAGGTCAAGCCGGAGATAGAGAGGTTTTGTTCCGCTATCTGATTTTCGCCGAATGTCAGCTTTAGCTTTTGGGGCTTGCCCGACATTACGGCGTTACGAAAGCCTGTGCTTACTGTATACATTTTGCCTCCAATAAAAAAGACACCCGAAGGTGTCACGGAGTATTTATCTTAATGAGCCGATAATTCCGAGTAAAAGCAATATGCCGAATGCGATTAGGATTTTGGTCAGGCAACCGCTCTTCTTAGGTTTACCGCCCAGATATACATTAAATCCGCCGCCGCCTGTCGGCGTGTCGTTTATATTTACCGATTTGGTTTCCGCTGGAACGGCGTTTGCGCCCTTGGTCACTATCTTCGCGGAACCCTCTGCATTGCCGTACAGTCCATACCCGCGCTGGAACCAGAGAGAAATTTTCGCGCTATCCCGCCTGTCTTTTATGGTTATTCGTGCTTTAATGGCTTCATTCCTCGTTCTTATGTCAAACACGTGCCTGCCTACCGGGCATTCTATAAAACTGCGTTCGCCCAAACCGAGCCGACACACTTCTTCACCGTCCTCGCTGACTACAATTTGTTCGGCGTATGAACCTTCCAACTCCGGGCGTTCTATTATCACATTGGGTTCGAGTATCGTTGTTTTTACACGTTCCAAGCCCTCTTGTGCCTCCTGATTGTCCATGTCAATATCAAGAGCACGGTCGTAATATTTTTCGGCTTCATCAAGCATTTGCCGTTCTTCGTAGTCTTTCGCTCTTTTGAGAATGTTATTGATTTCGGACGAGCGATTTATGTTTACCGTTCCGCTCACTTTCTGTACGGCATCGGCGATCATTATCTTGGTTCCGCAATAATTACAGAAACCAAATTCCCTATCCTGATCTAACTCTATATCGGCATTACAGTTCGGGCATTTAAGAGCTATTATTTTCATAACAAAACCCCCTAAAGATATGTAATTTCATTATTACGCCTTTAGGGGGAAGTGTCAATACTCTATTACCGTCATGCTCAAGGAAATATACGCCTTGTTCTTATCACCTTCGGGAAACCAGATAATTTCTTCTTTCCTGTCGCCTACATAAAACGTGCCGGAATAGTTACCCGCAAGGGTCTTAGGGTTCGGACAGGTAAAAGGAAAGCTGTCGGAATCGACAGCCTGTAATATCGCCGAGCACAGCTCCCATGTCAGCACGTCCCACGACAATTCAACGGTCAGTTTCTGCGCTACCATCGTTCGGTTGAGTGTGCCGGAAGCGTCTCTTTCAGCCTCCGTGTCAAGGTCAGCGAGTGTCATATTCAGTTTAGAGGGGTCGGGGAGCGTATAGCTCCCTGCCTTTAAGCCTATATCATATCTATACATCACACGTTACCTATGGCAATATTGTTCATATTGACCGATTGATTGACTATCCTGCCCAGCTTCGCAGAGGGATACAGTGCTATCTCCATATCCTTATCCGCTATCCTCTTGAGCAGGGCTATGATGGTTTGGGTATCCTTATCGTTCAGCCCGCCCATTATGGATTGCAGCTTATCAAGGGGGGCTATGACTTCGGGATTGTTCTTGGCGTTGGCGTATTCGCCTACCCTTGCAAGGGTATCGCCGTAAGCAAGGCCGCCCTGCGCCAGCAGGGGAATAGTTTTAAGGGTAAATAATTGTTTGTCTACGCCCGCGAATATCGTTTTGCCGCCAATAACAAGAGGATCAATGGTAATGTGCATCTTCTCATTTACCCAGTTGATGAGCTTGTTCATCAGCGATATAGCAGCGTTAATGGCTTTCTTGAACACGTCCTTAAACGCGAGCTCAACTCCGTCCATAGCAGAAGTCCACTTTTCTTTTGTGAACCACGGCTCAACATTCTCACGGAACCATTTCACAATGCCTAAAGTATTCCACCATTCAACGACGGCCTCCCATTTCTCTCCGATGCCTTCTTTCATGCCTTCACCGGCTTCTGCCCACTTTTCTTTAGTCAACCACGGCTGAACCTTTTCCTCGAACCACTTGGCGATACCAGTATTCCCCCACCACTCCTTGAAGCTGTTCCATTCTTCGCGGAGGTTATCCAAGCTAAGGGTTGCACCCTCCGTGTTAAGGCGAACCTGTTTCTCGTTTTCAGGCTGGAGGTTTTCCCACCATTCCCTTATCTCGTTCCAATCCCCAACCGAATTTTTTTGTTCGATAAAAAAGTTAGCGCGTAAAGTCTTTCTATCATCCTTGACTTGCGCCCAATCTATAAGCTTTTTCGATTGGTCGTCAGCCGGTTCCGCCGAAATTACACTTTCAACATGGATAACCTTTGCACCATACTTATTGGTTTTACCTGTATCGTATGTTTTCTTTTTTGAACCGCGCATTTGGCTAATCTCAAATGGAGTTCCTGTTATCAGGGTATCAGCGGCGGCAAGCGCAGTCTTAAAGAGTTTCCATGCTTTCTTAGCTATTGATTCCCAATCAATATTTTCAAGCATTTCCCTCAGCTTCGAGCTTACCTCGTCCCAGTTCGTTGTTTCTATAATACCTGTCAGAAAATCAAGAACACTGCCTATCTTCGCCTCTATAACATCAGCGGTCGCGGTTGTATCCCAATCTTCCACAAAGCCATTGATAAAATCGCCTATGCCTTTTCCGAGGTCGCTCCATTTGATACCTTTGAGCCACTTTGCAACAACCTTCATAGCAAGGTTAAACCCGTTGGCGAGGGTATTGCCGAGCTTACGGAAGTTGAAGTTCTCTATAAAGCCGTTTACCGCTTCTACGATATCCTGAACGGTTTTCAGTATCTTAGGTCGGAGCTTATCTATCCAACCGTTGAGCTGGCTTACTGCGGTATTTAAGCCTTGTGCAATGACTGTACCTACACCTTTCCAGTCTCCGGCTTTTATGGCGGCTTTAAGTTTATCCATCCATTTGGAAACATCGGTCGGAAGCATACTCTCAACAGATGTTTCCTTGAACATTCCGGAAGTATCCGCGCCTCCTGTTCCGCCGCTGTCCTTCTGCTGCTGGATAAGGTTGATCTGGTCGAATCCCGCAAGAGTGCCTTTCAGATCTTTTGCGGCTTTGTTGGATTTATTAAGGGATTTTGCGTAATCCTGCTGCACATATACCGCCTTTGTAAAGGTGGAATCGCCTCTGAATTTTGCGAACAGTGCGCCCAGCATATTAAACAAACCGGCTACCGCCTGCATTATCTTGTTTATTACCGGGAGTATGGATTGCAGAGCAGGAAGCAACATAGCTGCTATACTGTTTTTGACATAAGTAAAACCGCTTTGCAGCTGGGACATGGCGGCGTTGGCCTTATTACTGGCCTGCACCATATTATTCATACCTTCGGTAGTTCCCATGATTAAGGCATTGATACTTCGCCATATAATCATACGCGACAGTATCTTTGTCACAGCCTTTCCCATTTTAGAGAAACCAGAAGTGATATCTTTTACTTTGGTTTTAACCGCATCTACAGCCTTGCCGAATACTTTCTTTACAGCTCCGGCTATTTTCGATACGACAGCTCCGACTTTTGCTTTTATCCCTCCAAAAGCCGTGACGATCTCGCCAAACTTCTCTTTGATTGTCCCGACCTTTTCCCTGAATACGTCGAACTTACTGCCGGCCCCTTCCGTCTCGCCTTGTATTTGTTGCATTTTTTGAATGGCTTCATCAATACTTGGAATCCAGTTTTTATCTTTTCCCCTGAATGCCTGTTCGATACTCTTACCACCATTATCTTCCCAAAGAGCGCGACGCTTGGCGTATGCCTCGTTTGCATCAGCACGGGCTTGCGCTTCATCCTCTGCGGCGGCGCGTATCCTTGCCGCCGTTTCCTCGGCGGCATCGGCGGCCAGTTTCGCCCAACGTATTTCATCAGCTCGTGCAGCAGCTTCTTTTTTTGCCGTCTCTTCCGCCGCTTTATTGGCTTTTGAAAGCCTTTGTTTTGCAATAGCCAACCGCGCATTGGCTTCTTCCATTTGAGCCGCGTACTTCACCCTTGCGGCTTCGGTTTTAAGCGCTTCCCTTTCCGCTGCGGCCTGTGCGCGTATGGCCTTCGCGTTCTGCATACTGCTTGCCGACTGCTTTACAAATCGGTTAAGTCTGGTTTCCAGCTCGGTCAAGACCTTCTCGGCGGTTGAAGCATCACAACCGACTAAAATTTGTAATTCTTCAACGACCACGGACATATCCTCCGAATTTATTTCTTATTTCGTCTATC